CTCTAAAGTTATTACCCTCTCTTACAAGAGAAGTAATTTTATGTGAAACACGATCAAGATTCACAGTTGGACCTTCAGGATGTCCCAGTTCTCCAAGTGCTCTTCCTTGACTCACAAAAGTCTTAGTGTATCTTCTAACTTCATTTTCTAGAATATCAACTGGATACATTCTCCCGTTTCTATTCTTTATACCACCTTGAAGGAATACACCTTCGATATAAAGTTTTTTACCACCATTCTTTTTTTCGGTGATAAATTTAACTTGAGAAATTTCTTCTGTGATTAGTTTCATTTTTTTAATTTGTATATCCAACAGCAGCACCCTTTACTCCAGCGTTAGCAGCAAAGATGCCTTGTAGTGGTTCTTTCTCTAATTGAACAACAGCACCACCTGGTAATGTAAATGAACCAACTGTTGATCCGCCCACTGTTGCAACGAGTGTTACTAAATGTGCATTACTAGTCGTATTAACAACACGAACCAGTCTTGCATTACTAAATGCATTTGCACCAGCAGTATTTGTTCCTAATGCTGCTTCTGCACCTTTAATTAATAGTCTACTCATCAGTTTCCTCTGTTTCTACAGTAGTTTCATCTTCCACTTCAAGTTCAGATTCTGCTTCAGGTGCTTCAGGCACCTCTCCACCAAAGACATCTGCTGCGACCACAGGTCTAGCACCGTCAACATATTCTGATGCTCTTGCATAGAGTCTTTCCTTTATTTTATCGGAAATATCACTAGCACTAGCGTCAGTAGCTATCAAATCCACAAGATCTTCCATAAGATTAATTTATTGCAATATACTTATTTATACTGTATTATAACTCTGCTGTTTTTGTATCTTTCTGATATTGAGCATCTACAGTTGGTCCTGCAGCATCATCTTCGTCTTCATCTTCGAGAGATTTGCCTAAAACATTTCCATTAGTTTCTGTTGCTGACTCTCCTTCCTGTGGTAATGGTTCTCCTGTAATTGGATCTGTCTCTGCAGGATTTGGAATAATACCTTTTTCAATTTCATCTTCAATCTGCATATCAATCTCTTCAATCTCAGAATCTGTTTGTTGTAAAACTCTCTTACGAACATATTCTGTTGAATAATATTTACCAATATATGGTTCAATTGTTGCAAGATTACTGAGACGATTTTGTAGCATCTCAGATTCTTTGAGTTCTGCAAATTGATTATCATACAAGAAGTCATATTGAATATGATCTTCCATTTGTTTCCAATCTTCTGGAGTAACAATATTCTTAAGAATTAACTGAGTCTTAAGCATATCATTAAACATATTTGCAAAACGTTTTCTTAAACGTCCTACAAATTTAGAGAAACGTAATTCATCTCTAAGTATTTCAGATGAACGACCTAAGTTAAATCCTGTATCACCACCAATGCGTGACTCAGGAACATTAAGTGCACGATATAATTTTCTTTGGAAATATTCAATATCTGTTAGTTCACCTAAGTTTTGTCCACCAGGTAAGGTTGTGATTTCAGTTCCTCTTCCACCTTCTCTTCTTGGTAGCCAGAAATCTTCCATCATCGACATAAACTTACGATCATCTCTGATTTCACCAGTTTGTGCATTATATACTAGTTTATTACGATAACGATTCATTACCTCTTTGAGGTATTGTTCTGCTTTGATTTTTGGTAAATTACCAACATCAATATAAAATATTCTTCTTTCTGGTGCTCTTGATAATCTATAGATTACAAGACTATCCTCAATCATTCTTAATTGATTAAGTGCCTTGATTGATTTTTGCAAATAAGAAAGAACTCGATGATTATTACGGTCAACTAATCCTGATGTGCAATATGTGATTGAATCTTTTGATATTTTAACAGCACCTTTACCTGCACTTGCAACCATCCCAGTTGGATAGTTTGGTTTCATTGTATAAAGATAATATTCATCAAACTTAGGATTTGGAACTATCTCTGTATCTCTACCACTACTAATTCTAATAGATGTATCAGGTGCCTCGTTTGATCTCTTTTCCTGACGAACATATTTCATCTTCATCGGATCAATATATCTTAAATCCTGAATACCTTCTTGTGGATTCTTTGGGTCTATAACTTTTAGATAATATACTCTTCCATCAATATACCAGTTACGAAATATCTCGTGTGACTTCTTATCGAAGTCCATTGTTTCTTTTAAATATCTAAATTCTTCTCTAATTTTTTTCTTAATGCTTTCACTAGCATTAAGGTTAGATAACTCTACCTCTACAGGAGAGTCATATAAATCTGTGACGATTGCTTCATTAACGACATCTTCGATAGCACTATCAACTTCAGGATGAAGTGCCATCTCTCGATATCTTTTAATTAATTCGTGTTCGTTACGATATGCACCTTCAATATCTACGTATTGACCATAAAATCCACTTGATATAAAATTATCAACCCCATCCTCATTATTCTTGGGAACAGGGCTGACAAGTTTATCGGATTTATTATTTTTATCCTCAATTGAAAAACCAAAAAGTTTTGCCATTACATTATTATGATTGAACTGTTATTATGTTCTATTTAGCTGATGTCTACACCGCCAGAAACTGGACTATCTCCTTTTAGAATTTCAATATACTGAACCTGAAGTTCAACAGTAAATTCTTGGATACCAGCAGCATCATATGAAAGTTCAATTGGACCAACCTGTGTTGGGAATGTATCATAGAAACGATATTTCCTGATACTCTGTCCATCACGGTCAAGTTGGAATACAAATGCATCTGCTTGATAGTCTGCTGGATTTACTAATCCAGTGTTATCACTCAATTTGTTAATTGTATTCATCCAGTTCTCAAACGCTGACCTTATTGCAAAGTCTGTATCGTTGATAACTGTGACTGTCCATGAATCGAATGTTCTGTCACCTGCGATTTTAAGAACCCTTCCTCTGAAAGGAACTTCGATTTGTGCAATGTTTGATGCTGGTAATCTCGCTCCTTTAACTAAGAACCTTGATTTATCAAGGACATCCTGTGCTGGCTGAGCAGCATCAGGAAAAGTGAGGACTACTTCAAACAGATTAGCACGAGCACCGCCACCTGTCAATTTACTCTTAAAGTCGGAAATCGTCCTTAGTGGTGGTGGATTGACTTGATTTCTACTAGCCATAGTTGATTAAACCTCTGTTAATTAAACGGAACCAATTACTTCTTCAAATGCAACACCAGTTCTGGTGGCAACGAAGGTAAGACCGATAAAGTTGATCGACCTCGCTGGTTTGATAAAGATATCAGCAACAAATTCATTTCGGTCAATGACTGCTGCAGTGTTGTTTGTTTCATCGCAAATTACAACAAAGTCAAATATACCTCTGTTGGATTGAACCTCTCTCAAGAATGGTTCAATAATATTTACGAAGTTTGTTCTTGTTAGTTCATCATTGAACTCAAAGAGTTGATCTTTAGCAGCTGCTGATATAGCATCTTCTAAGAAAATGAACAACCTACGAACGTTGATACGGTCAAATGCTGATGACTTACCGAATCCAGTCTTATCTCCAAAGAGTATAATACCAGCACCAGGTGAGAGAATTACAGGATTAATTCTATTGGAATATAGAATGTCTCTCTGTTTCTTACCAGGATTGTAGATAAGTTTTACTGAGTTGAGTATCGTTCCTCTTGCAGTTCCTGCGGGTGAGAACCAAGGGAACTGTTCAATATCAGTTCTAGCACAAGTTCCAGCGATGTCACCATTTAATGGAACATATCTGAAAGTATTGTTGAACCTATCGAACATATACTTATAACCACTATCAAACACACCGTATGTTGTTGAAGTGATTGGTGCATAGAAACTCACCACATTTGATGTGATTGTATCTATGTTATTAACTGTAACAGAACCAACTGCACTATCATTCAAGAATGATTGACGGTTAGGTGAGACAAATGCAACTGCATCTTTTCTCAACTCTGCAACAGCAATTATTTTTTCAGCAACTGCCTGTGTTTGCTCTTTTGGATGATGACCTGCACCCATAAGAAGGAAGTCAACTTCAATCTCTTCAGTATTCTCAAATAGTGAATAACCTGTAATAAGGTCATCAACACCTGAGTTAAGTGCACCAGTTGAAGTATAATTTTGTACTCCACCATAGTTACACCCACCTGCGAGTGAACCAGTGAATACACCAGAACCACCGAAGGTTACTCCGTTTGCTTCCTGATCCCAACCACTATCAGCATCTAAGTTACCAACAGCAGTTGCAGTTCCACCAGTAAATCCAGTAGTTGTGATTCCAGCAGGAGCACTACCACCGTAAATGTATTGTGAAACGTTTGCAAGATACTTTCTCCAGTATGATGTTGAACCTACTGAATACTCACCATCTTTCGCTTTTGATAGATTTAAGTGTTTCTCAAGGATAGTTCCAGCATTACCTGTTACTTCTCCTTTGTCATCAATGACAACAACGTGAACCTCATCAAATCTGCTACCTCTTGCAGCTGCGAAACTTGATGTGCCAGGTGCATCTGCTAACTGATCCCACTCTAACTTAGTAGCGTTACCATTTATATCTGTTGTTGTTAAAACAATATTTTGTTGCTCAAACCAATCTTTTTGTGCAGTAACAGATTGTGCTGTTCCTCCAATATTAGTTCCAGCTGCACTGGCAGAAATAGTGCTACCACTCTTGAAGCAGTAAACCCCACCTTGCTGATAATCAACATTAGTTACTGTGCCAGCAGTTGATACGTGTTGTAAAACTTTTACTTCTGCTTGTCCAGATTCTGGAAGTCCAGTAACGATACCTTTTAAGTAACCGTCAAGAACACTTGTTCCAGCTGCACCAGCAACAATTCTTCCAGCTGCGGATTGGGTAATTCCTAATCCAACTGTAGATATTCCAGCAACAGTTAATATCTGGTCTGCTTTTGCGTCGATTATTGAAACTCTAATTCCATTCGCATAACTACCAGGAGTTTTTGCTGCGACTGTTACATTAGTGATTGTATTATCATCATAACCAAGTTGATTATAATGGTCTGAACTTTTTATTCTGATGCTACTTGCAGCACCAACAAATGCGTTCTTTAGTCCAACACCAGTTGCACTATTGAAGTCATCCGCACGAATTACCTGCAATGTTCCACCATACGCTAAAAACGATGATGCGACCATCCAGTATTCATAATGTTTATCAACCGAATAGGGTTGACCAAATGTCTGTAATAGATCCTCCTCACTCTCAATTAATTGAGCGTCCTCCACGGGACCTTTCGTAAATGGAGCGACAATCGCACCAATAGAGCCGCTTGTAGCGTCCACTCTACCTATGGTGAGATCAACCTCTCTAACTACGATACCAGGAGATGCTAAATTTAATGCCATCCCTTACTCTCCATTCAGGATATTTTTGCTGAAATTATTTATGGTTAGCCATTATTACACTGGGGAAACTGTGCATGAACTACCAATCTGGATACTCCCATTCCCTCATCTTTGGTTTCTTTTTACTTCTCACTCTTTTTATAGTACATACTTTGCACTCATAGGAATATGATGATTTAATATTTTTATTCTTTCGTATAAGATAATATCCATCAATCAATTCTTTCATCTGACCACACACTCTACATTTTCTTTCAGAGAAAGTAAAATGTCCAAGTTCTAATTGTTCATCAAATTCCATTATAGAACTTGCATTACACCAACTATCTCTGGAAAAGTTTGTGTTAGATGCCTTTCAATACCCATTCGTAATGTTTGTGCACTCATTGCACAGGTTTCACAAGCACCACTCAATCTTACTTTAGCAATCGCTGCTTCTTCTCCTTCCTTCACCCCGTAATACATTCTAACTTGTTCTTCTAAATTATAGTCTAATTCAACAAATTCAAGATATCCTCCATCGGATTCGATGT